TTTGATTTTGAAGGTGGCCCTTGCTATATGGTTGGTGACAGACTCCTTGATGTTGATGATGAAGTAATCATTGAATCGATAACAATTGATCAGAACATAGTTAAAGAAGACTATGCTGCTGTTATTATTACAACTAGAAAGGCTAAACGTGGCAAGTCTAAGATCTAAAAAGAATAAAATGTCTAAGTTGCTAAGATATAGACGAACATATGATGTTCTTACAGAATCTGAAACAGATTTTAAAAGTCGCATAACTGCTATGCCGGTATATCTTTTACTTACGGAACATAGGTTGATCTGTGAACAATATGGTGTAGAATCATTCAAGGTAAATGATAGTCTGACAGACAAAGTGTCTCAAATTTATGATAGACTAGCTCTTGTTCAAAAAGAAATCATGGATACGTTTCATAACATGAATGATCAGTTGATGATATCAGATTATTATGCCGATCAGGCATACACAAAAAAAGAAAAGGAAAAGAATGTCAAAGTATCTAACAAATCTACTAAGTAAACTAAACAATCCTGATGCAGCCATTGTAGCAGATGGTATTGATGGGGCTGATGTTACAGGCTTTATTGATACGGGTTCATATGTTCTGAATGCTTTGCTTTCAGGATCTATATATGGTGGACTACCCGCAAACAAGATCTCTTGTCTTGCAGGAGATCCGGCTACTGGAAAGACTTTCTATGCAATTGGAATCGCTACTCAATTCCTTAAAGACCACAAAGATGGTGTGGTCATCTACTTTGACACGGAGCAAGCAATCACTTCAGACATGTTTGCACAACGGGGAATCGATTCCAAAAGAATTGCAGTTGTTCCTGTTGCAACAATCGAAGAGTTCAAGAACCAGGCTCTCAAGATCGTCAATGACGTACTTGAAACACCTGAAGAAGAACGCAAGCCAATCTTTATGGTTCTTGATTCTTTGGGAATGTTATCGACAAACAAAGAAATGAGTGATTCGGCTGAAGGTAAGGATGTGCGTGATATGACCAAGGCACAACTTACTAAGGCTACATTCCGTGTTCTTACCCTCAAACTTGGTAAGGCAAAGATACCACTTCTTCTTACAAACCATACATATCAAGTTATTGGTTCGTATGTTCCTACCAAGGATCTTGGTGGTGGTGTAGGTATCAAGTATGCTGCAAGTAACATTATTATGTTATCGAAGAGCAAGGATAAGACTGATGAAGGTATCGTTGGTAACTTTATTAAGTGTACCAATTATAAGAATCGTTTTGTCAAAGAAAACATGCATGTTCAGACACGGCTTAATTATACTTCTGGATTAAGCAGATATTATGGCTTGACAGACCTAGCAATTGAGTATAATATATTCAAGAAGGTTTCGACACGAGTAGAACTCCCAGATGGTACAAAAGCATTTGAGAAAAATATAGATGAAGATCCTGAAAAGTATTTTACAAAAGATATTCTCGACAAGTTGGATGTGGAAATTCAAAAAGGATTCAAGTATGGGCAAGGCAGTTGAATATAAATTTCTTCCCGAAGCATCAGTAGACAGTACACAAACATGTCCTATTGAAATTACAGCAGGTCAATTTGCCGGTATCGTTTATCGATATGGCAAAATTGATTTTAAAGAACATGGTGATGGTGAATTAAATGTGACTATGGAAATCGAAATGATTAAATTTCCTGAAGGGTTTGATCAAGCAAATAAAGATTTTACTCAAACGGCTGGTGAAATATTTGTCAAGATCATAGAGTCACAAGTTGAAAGTGATGACGATAGAGATCTTGAAGCAGATGTTCATGAAGATCATCTTGACAACGCCTAACTTAGTGATATAATAAAACCATGGAAACAGTTATTCTAAAGAACTTAGTTCTCAATGAGGACTATAGTCGCAAAGTTGTCCCGTTCCTTCAAGAAGAATACTTTCAAGATAAGGCTGAACGAACAGTCTTTAATATTGTCAGTAAGTTTCTTCTCAAGTACAACAACATTCCTACTAAGGATGCTGTACTGATTTCACTAGGTGATGATAAGACTCTTGCCGATAGTGAATTCAAGAAATGTGTTGCCATCTCTGATGAGATGTACAAGGAAGGTGAGAAATCTGATACCGAATGGCTAGTAGAACATACTGAAAAGTTCTGCAAAGAGAAAGCCATCTACAATGGTATTATGGCATCCATCGGTATCATTGAAGGTAAGGACAAGGAGCAGACTCAGAATGCAATTCCTGAGATCATGTCTAAGGCTCTGTCTGTGTCCTTTGATACTCGTGTAGGACACGACTTCTTTGAAGATGTTGATGAACGCTATGAGTATTACCATCGTGTTGAAGAACGAGTACCATTTGATCTTGAGATGTTAAATCTCATCACTGGTGGTGGAGTTCGAAAGAAGACTCTCAATGTTGTCATGGCAGCATCGGGTGTTGGTAAGAGTGCATTCTTATGTCATCATGCAGCAGCCTGTCTTACACAGAATTTAAATGTTCTCTATATCACGTTGGAAATGTCTGAAGAAGAAATTGCCAAACGGATTGATGCAAATCTTTTAGATACAGATATTCATGTTCTCGAGAAGATGCCTCTTGCGATGTATGAAAGCAAGGTAAACAATCTTAAGAAGACCTGCCGTGGTAAACTTATTATTAAGGAATACCCTACTGCTGCAGCCAATGTGACTCACTTCCGTAATCTAATGGAAGAACTGAAGATCAAGAAGAAGTTCAAGCCTGACATTATCATTGTTGATTATCTAAACATCTGCTCGTGTGCAAGATTCAAGATGGGCAACGGTATGAATAGTTACACCTATGTCAAGGGTATTGCAGAAGAACTTCGTGGTCTTGCCAAGCAGTTCAATGTACCACTATGGTCTGCTACTCAGGTCAACCGTGAAGGTGCAAAGAGTAGTGACATGGAGATGACAGACACATCTGAAAGTTTTGGTCTACCACAAACTACAGACTTCTTCATTGCACTCATTGAGACAGAAGAGTTGGCACAGAACGGTCAACTCATGGTGAAGCAGTTAAAGAACCGTGGTAATGATACAACCAAGAATCGTAAATTTCTTATTGGTGTGAATAAGTCCAAGATGAAGTTCTATGATGTAGAAAATTCAAATAATAATCTTGTTAATGCAAACAATACCAATGAAGAAAGTTTTGGATCGGGTTCTGGTCCATTAGTATTTTCAGATAGTTTTGGTATTAAAAAGAATAAGGCAGTAAACTGGGTTTTTGAAGATACTGCAAAATGAGTATATATATTGATAAGAAATATGTGAATATGGTATCTGGCTCACTTGAGAAGTTCAAGTGGAAGAAAGAGAACCTTGCTACGTGTCGTTGTTTTAAGTGTGGAGACTCACTAAAGAACAAGACGAAAACGAGAGGCTTCTTTTTTGAAAACAAAGGAAATTATGTTTATAAATGTCACAACTGCGGTATTGCTTGTAGTTTATATTCTGTACTTGAAAGTATCAGCCCATCACTCTGTAAAGAGTATGCATTCGAAAATTTTAAAGACAAAAATCCAGAACCGTTGGTCACAAAGAAGAATGAAAAGAAACAGCCAATGTTCTGTGATCTCGGAACAAGGCTTGACATACTCAATGCAGATCATCCAGCGATAAAATATGTTCAATCTAGAAAAATTCCAAAAGAAAAGTATTGCAATTTTTATTACTGCAGTGATTTTAGTAGAATCATGTCTGCTTTCGATAGAGAGGGATCTAAGGAAGGTAGGCTCGTCATACCGTTCTATGACGAGGATGGGAGCCTTATTGGCGTTCAAGGCAGGATCATCGAAGAAAAAGCGCAAGAAAAAGCGATAAGATATATTACACTAAAGAACGAAGGCGAAGAGCGTCTATGGTACAACATAGATAAAGTAGACGCAAGAGATACTGTCTATGTGACTGAAGGTCCGATTGATTCCATGTTTATTCCAAATGGAATTTCAATGCAGGGTGCAGGATGGTTAGAAGAACTGCCTAAGAAGATTGCCAAATCAAAGGTTGTATTCATATTTGATAATGAGCCAAGAAATTTTGAAATTGTTCACTTGATTGGAAAGTACATTGAGGCTGGAAGAAATGTAGTAATTTGGCCTAATGAAATTGATAAAAAAGATATTAATGACATGGTGATGGCATTCGGTGAATCTATGACCATGAAACTAATAATCAACAATGTTTATTCTGGACTTAAAGCAAAAGTAAAGTATACTTACTGGAAGAAGGTTTAAATGGAAGATGAAAACGACAAATTATCTGAAGAAGATATTTTAAAGGCTAGTGAAGCGTACATTACTTTCGTACAACGATTTGGTGAGTACGTAAAAGAAATGGACCCCGAACTATGGGGACGTGCACGAGAATATGCAGCGGACTTTACAAAGATTGATGGCGTAAGAGTTGAACTTGTAGATGCAGATGAGGATGAAGAAGATGACACAGATAGCACAAATGTTTCCGGAGCAGACTAAACTTTCAGTACTTGACCATGGACATGTACAAATTATTGATCACATGGGTAGCGATTTATCTGTAGTAGATGCTGCCCGTGTTTCATTTAATAAGCAGAGTTTCTATGGCACAATGGAAGATCACACTCCTCGTCCGGGTAAAGAAGAACCATATGAACCTTATCTACTCGACAAAGATGTAAAGTTAATTACATATCTTGCAAAGCATAATCACTTCACACCATTCTGCCATCCGCAGATTAGTGTTCGTATCAAGTGTCCTATCTTTGTTCGTGCACAACTTGGTAAACATCAAGTTGGTCTTGTCATGAATGAAGTAAGTCGCCGCTATGTTACCTTTGAGCCAGAGATTTATGTACCTCTCTGGAGAAGTGCTCCAACTAATGGAGCAAAGCAAGGTAGCAGTGGTGCTATTGAAGATCTTGATACCTGTATTAAATTACGACAAGAATATTCTGGTGTTGCAAAAGAATGTTTGGATCTCTATAACCGTCTATTAGCAGATGGTGTTGCACCAGAACAGGCAAGATCAATTTTACCACAAGGTACATACACAGAATTCGTATGGACTGGTTCACTCTATGCATTTGCAAGAGTTTATAACCTTCGTATAGATGCTCATGCACAATGGGAAGTACAGGAATTTGCTAAAGCAATTGACAAATTGATTGCTCCAATTTTTCCTGTTTCATGGAAAGTTTTAACAGAAAAATAATTTATGTCTATTATATTTACAGGTGGTAGTGGATTTTTAGGTAAAACTTTTCAAGATAATAATTTTGATGCTATATACCTGAATTCTAAAGATTTAAATTTAATAGACCGTACTGCTACCCATGCTTATTTTAATAAAATAAAACCATCATGTATTATACATGCAGCAAATAAAGTTGGTGGTATTTTAAAAAATAGTAAATGCATGTATGAGTTTTATCATGATAATTTGGTTATCAATACAAATGTTATTGATTATTGTGTTAGTACCAATACTAAACTTATATTAATGAGTAGTACCTGTGTCTATCCAAAAAAAGCTTCTTCATATCCAATGGTAGAAGATATGCTTCATGATGGATTGGCTGAAGAAAGTAATTTAGGTTATGCTTTTTCAAAAAGAGCAGCAGATATACAGTTATGGTCAGCCACAAAACAATATGGCTATAATGATTATACAATTTTATATTTGAGCAATTTATATGGAAAAAGAGATCATTACTTTTCTGATGATTCACATTTTATTGCTGCGTTTATTAGTAAAATCATAAACAATACAAATGAGGTTATACCTATGTATGGAACCGGTACTCCTCTTAGACAATTTACATATGCAGACGATATAGTGTTTGTTGTAAATTCTATTTTACAAAATAATATTATTGGACGGTTTAATGTTGCCACTCCAGAAAATCTCTCTATAAAAGAAATGTCAGAAATCATATTAAAAGAATTTAATATTAATAAGACATTAGATTTTAATGGTAATTTGGATGGTGTATATAGAAAAGATGTTTCATCAAATAAGTTGCTCGAAGTAATAAAAGACTTTAATTTTACTACATTCGAGAATGGTATAAAACAATTAAAAAAGGAATTACACGATGTTTTGGAATTTAATGCCTAAAGAAAATATTAGTTTTGAAGAAAGAACAAATCTTTCACAATTTATATTAAATACAGACAGATATACCCAAGGTGTATATGTTAAACAATTTGAAGCAGAGTGGTCTGAGTGGCAGCAATGCAAATATTCTGTATTTGTCAATTCTGGTTCATCTGCAAATTTATTATTAGTAAAGTCCATGTATGATCTATATGGAGCAGGTGGTATGTTATGCCAAGCATGCACTTGGCCAACTAATATAAATCCGGCAATACAATTAAAAGAAAGCAACTTTTTACAATTATGTGATAATAGTTTGTCAAATTTTGGTTTTAATACCGAGCATTTTAAAGATTATGTAAATCGTTTAAAACCAAAGTATGCTTTCTTGACACATATCTTAGGATTTAATGGTGCTACTAATGAACTATTAGAAATTTGTGAAGAAAATAAAATAAAAATTATTGAAGACTGCTGTGAATCCCATGGAGCAAACTTTAATGGTATTAAAGTTGGTAATATAGGCATGGCTGGAACATTTTCTTTTTATTATGGTCATCATATGACTACGATAGAAGGTGGAATGATATCTACAAATAATGAAGAACTATATCACCAATTACTTTTAAACAGATCTCATGGTTTGTTACGTGAACATCCAAACAAGGAAAACATAGAAACGAATTGTGATAGAAGATTTACGTTTTTGACTGATGGCTTTAATTTTAGAAATACGGAAATCCATGCATATCTTGGAATGATGCAATTAAAAAAATTAGATAATAATATATTGATTAGAAATAAAAATTATGAATATTTTATTTCAAATTTAGATAAGACAAAATATGAAACCGCTTTTGATTCTAATGGAATTAGTTCATTTGCTTTGCCCATAATATCTAAAAACAATAACATTAAAAAGTTAGTAACGCAACTAACAGATGCTGGTATCGAAAATAGACCATTTATTGCTGGAAATTTATTTAACCAACCATATCTACAAAAAGTAAATATGTATAAGAATTTTCCAAATGCTGACTATATTCATAATAATGGATTATATGTTGGCAACAACCAATTCGTAGAGTATAATATGATTGATAAATTATTAAATATTCTTAACAATGATTAAAACCAAAAAGTTAAGATATTTGGTAATATACGATGAGTATAAAAAACCATATTTTATAACAGTATACAATCACAAAGAACTGACCCTTATCAAAAATATGTTAAGGTATGGGGAAGTTTATAAAATTTTAAATACACCACCATTTATGGGATGGTAATTAACTAAATAAGACACCCACTAGGAGTTCATTTTATGGCAGATGCTTTATCACCGTTTCAATCTTTTATTTTTATTTCCCGTTATTCTCGTTGGCTTCCTTCACAGAATCGCCGTGAGAGTTGGGACGAATGCGTAGACCGTTGGTGGAATTATTTCACCGATAAGGTTCCTTCATTGTCCGAAAGACCTGATGTCAGAGAAGCAATTTTAAACCTTGAAGTTCTTCCTTCGATGAGAAGTTTGATGACTGCAGGTATTGCTCTCGATCACGATAATACTTGTTTGTATAACTGCTCATATCTTCCAATCGATTCTGTTGAATCCTTTGCAGAACTGTTTGTTATTCTTATGAATGGCACAGGTACTGGATATTCTGTAGAGCGTCAATACACCGATAAACTTCCAACTGTTGCTAACAAGATTGTAAAGAATTTTGATAAGGTAATCGTTGTAGAAGATTCAAAGGAAGGTTGGGGCGATGCGCTTAAAACATTATTCAATGATCTCTATTCCGGTAAGCATCCTAAGTGGGACTTGTCAAAGGTTCGACCATCTGGTGCACGACTCAAGACTTTTGGTGGTCGTGCTTCTGGTCCTGCTCCACTAGACAATTTATTCAAATTTTTGGTCAAGGTCTTCTATAACGCACAAGGACGTAAACTTTCGGCTCTTGAATGCCATGACACCTGCTGTGCCATTGCCAATGCCGTAATCGTTGGTGGAGTGCGTAGATCAGCCATGATTTCTCTCAGTGATCTGGGAGATCGTGAAATTGCCATGTGCAAGAGTGGTGCATGGTGGGAACAAGCCGGATTCCGGTCTTACGCCAATAATTCAGCGGTTTATCGTGGTAAGCCCCCTATGGGACAGTTTCTTGAGGAGTGGACCTCTCTGTACAACTCCCACAGCGGAGAACGCGGCATGATCAATCGTAGGGCTCTACAGGAGCAAGCGGTGAAGTGGGGACGAGAGGAAAACTGTGAATATGGTACCAATCCATGTGCAGAAATTATTCTGAAACCTTTCGAATTTTGCAATCTTTCAACGGTGGTAGTTCGTACCGATGACACCGCAGCCAGCCTGAAGAAGAAGATTGAAATTGCCACTATTATTGGGACTGTGCAGTCTACTTTTGTGAAATTTCCTTATCTTCGTCCTGAGTGGAAGAAGAACTGTGAAGAGGAAAGATTGCTTGGTGTTTCCATGACAGGAATTTTTGATAATAAACTTACCAGTGGTCTTGAAGGTAAGCCAAAACTAGTTCGACTTCTTGAGAATCTTCGTGACCATGCAACGGCTACAAATCTCAAATGGGCAGAGAAGTTGGGTATTAATCCTAGCAAGTCAATCACTTGCGTCAAACCAGAAGGCACTACTTCTTGCTTGGTGGATTCCGCTTCGGGTTTACATCCACGCTATGCGGATTATTATTTCCGCAGAATACGATTGGACAAGAAAGATCCTTTATATAACTTGATGAAGGATCAAGGAGTTCCGTGTGAGGATGATGTGATAAACCCAACTTCTACTGCCGTATTTACTTTTGCAATGAAGGCTCCTCGTGGTACTGTGACTACAGAAGATCTTCGTGCACTTGACCATCTTGATCTGTGGAAAACATATCAAGAGCATTACTGTCATCACAAGCCTTCCATTACCGTCAACTATAAGGATAGTGAATTCCTTGAAGTCGGCAATTGGTTGTGGGAGAACTTTGATGTCGCAACAGGTATTGCATTCCTCCCTGGAAGTGATAATCATACATATGCTCAGGCACCGTTTGAGCAAATTGATTCTGCAACTTATGCAGCACATCCAAAGGTCAAGGTTAACTTCAATGATCTGATGAAGTATGAATCAGAAGATAACACAGAAGTTGGTAAAGAATTTGCCTGTAGTGCAGGTGGATGTCAGATAGTGTAAATCACTTTCCTTGGTAGCTCAATGGTAGAGCGGGCGGCTGTTAACCGCCAGGTTACTGGTTCGAGTCCAGTCCGAGGAGTTATGCAACATATATGTAAAAGATGTTTAAAAAATATCAAAAAAATAAAGTGGTGTAATCAAGATTATTGTAATAGTTGTCGTCTTACCATACGAAGAATAAAACTAAAAGAAAAAGCAATTGAATATAAAGGTGGAAAATGTGAATCTTGCGGATATACAAAATGTAATAGAGCTTTGACATTTCATCATAAAGATCCAAGTAAAAAATCATGTATATTAACTAGACGTAAACTGGCTTGTACATCTTGGGAAAAAATTAAAGATGAACTTGATAAGTGTGTTTTGTTGTGTGCAAACTGCCATTCTGAACTACACGACCAAGAAATTCTAGATAAATATAAAAATCCTTCCTAAACAGGAAGGATTTTTTATTCTAAATATTAATGCCATGAGTATGAGGGCTTTAATCCTCGCACTGTGTCTGGCGACAAGCACTGCTTGCAATAGCATATCCTGCCCCCAAAAATTCGACGAAGCAGAACAGAACAAAACACTAGGAGTAGCGGGAGTTCCCTCATTTCTTTTGGATTCATCGAAGTACGATTCCATCGAACATGACGAGGATGACCGCTACTCCTGTGTAGGTGCACTGGTTACACAAAATGTTGATATAATAGGTTCAGCAGTTTTAATTCATCCAAGAGCAATACTAAGTGCCAGACATTGCTTTAGTGATCCTGCCAATTTTCCTGGTTATTTCTGGACACATAGTGGACAACTCGTAAGAATTATAAAAATAATTACTAAAGAACCATATTATACTGGAATGTTAATCAATGATATTGTTATTTGCATTCTTGATACCGATTGTATTGAACCACCAACAAATCTTATAAAAACAACTTTTGAATTAGTTCCCGGCGAATCTCTTATTACTGTTGGATGGAGTCTAGGTTATAAGAAAGTAAGTAAAAAAGGTGTAATGAGTTATTATGGAAGTCTCATAGAAGACAATGGTCAAATTATG